ATCTGTCGTCTACTCTTTAAGTTGTACGGCTTAACCGCCTGCATTAATGCCAACTTTTAGCGCACGGCTCTCTCCCAAGAGCCATTTCCCTAGACCGAATATAGGAATCGTATTCGGTCTTTTTTTTGAACATTTCTCAAATCAATAACTTACCGTTAAAACAATCACTTAAACCACTTCCTGTTACCTTCAATGCTGCTCATTTGGACTTTCTGCCGCCACTTTGTCGCCACCCATTTGAGCCAGCGGATTCAGGTGAATAGCGTCTTCCAGGTGATCGGGAGCGAAGTGCGCGTAGAGCATCGTGATGCGGATATCTGAGTTATCTGAGTGCCCGAGGATGCGCTGAAGCACGATGATATTGCCCATGCTGTTCGCTGGTGGCCATGAGTCGCAGGATTTGTTCCTGGGTCAGCCATGCCATTTCACGTTCCGGTTGATCAAACTCGCGGATATTTTCGGGAGGGGTTGATTGAGTCAGTCGTATACATGCAAAGGGCGCAACCGATGGGTTTGTCTAAGCAAATATCTTTTGGAAAGGTTGCGGCGCAAACGGTGAAATTTTTATGCCAGGTTGTTAAGATTAGTCTTAACAGTTTGCTTTCACTATAAGGACTTAATGATGAAGTTTGTTCTGGGATTTGCTGCTTTAGTGCTTCCGTTTGCCGTGAGTGCTGCATTTGTCAACCCTATGGAATTCGATGGTTCCGAAGCGCAAAAACAAGAAGTAATTGAATACATCAAGGCGAGGGTGAAGGCTGATTACTGTGATGGTGCCGTTAATATGTGCCAGCCAACAACGCTTCGTATGATGGAAAAGCAAAATCTGACCGCTTTTAAAAATCTGACCAAAGCCAAAAATAAAGAAATATTAGATAAGGTTATCGGGGATTATTGTGAAGGTGCGGTTAATATGTGCACTTACGCGACTCTGGATATGATGTACAAACAAAATCTGAAAGCCAGCGGTGAGCAACTTAGCTGGTGATCCTGAATGTTAAAAAACCCGCCATTGGCGGGTTTCTTGTTTTAATGCATCTGCAAAGATTGTTGCTGATGTTTATCCGGATGCAACTGAACAGCATGAACGGTGCCAGGTTCAACAATGATGTCCGCAATGGACTCATGCGTTTTGAACGTACAACTGCAATTAATGTTCTGGCACTGGTGATAACGTTCTTTGATATTGATGCTCAGATAACGGCTTGAACGGGCGTGTGCTCGTGCTGACATTTCGGGCAGTGCATCATAATAATCACCATGTAATCATTTTTAATCAGATTTGATCATTTCGTTTTATGATGAAAAACAGACATGTGAAATTACAGTGATTTACATTGCAACGTAATAATAACAATCCTATAAATAATAACTCTGCTTATTGAATTGGATGTTTTATGACTGTTCTGATTAAAAAATTACTTCCTTCAGAGTGGGAAAGCGCATTCCCGATCATTGCTCAGCTAAGAAATATCACCAAAGACGAATTTTTAAAAAGCGTAAGAGTTCAGACTCTGAATGGGTATGAGCTTGTTGCTGCTGTTCTCGAAGAAAGAATTATCGGTGTGATGGGCATAAGGCCTGTACACACGCTGGCACGAGGTTCTCACCTGCATATTGATGATCTGGTCGTTGATGAACATGAGCGCCATTCGGGAACGGGTAGGTTACTTCTTGATTTCGCTGTCAGTGAGGCTAAAAGCAGGGAGATGAATTTTGTTTTTCTTGATGCAAGGAAAGAAGCAATTCCCTTCTATGAAAGAAATGATTTCATTTTCCACACCTCACCTTCAATGAAAAAGATCCTTTAATTTTCCCTATCCGCAGGCATGTTCAATCCCTGGTCTTACAATGGAATTGAACATACCTGATTGCTCTAACCAAACGCGGATTTCACGCCCATCAGCAGCGTGGCGTTTTCCTCCATGGTGCGCTTGTTTGCCAGGGACAGATTCAGGATGGTCGGCGTTGCCGCCAGAATGCCGTCCTTGTCCGCGCCGGACTTCGCCACGATGATTTGCGCGGCGGCGGCATCATCGGCAGAGGCAGCGGTGTTGTCGCCGAGCTGCCGCGCCTGGGTGCGCAGCGCGGTCATATCGGCGGAGTCTTTTTCCAGCCCGAGCGTCGCCTGTAATTCTGAGTTTTTCTGCGCAAAGTTGAATCCGGGCATCAGCAGCCCGACACCCGCCGCCGTGCCCGCCGTGCCCGCCGTGGGAATGCCGACGCCCGCCGCCCCTGCGCCGGTGACGCTGCCGGCCAGTTGTTTGCCCGCCTGATACCGGCCTTTCACCGCGTTGAGCTTGGCCTGCTGCGCGCTCACCCGTGCCAGTGATTCGCGCTGCCGGTTGAGCTGGGCGGTGGTTTCACTGATGGACGTTCTCAGGCGGCGCTCAGAGTCAGACAGGGTGCGCGTGCTGATACCCGACTGGGTAAGTTCCGTGCGCTGACGCTGCACCGATTGCCGCAGCCCGTTGAACTGGGTCTGCAACTGCGCGGCGGTACGCTTCGCGGACTCCATGGCCTGCGCCTGGGCGCGGGTCGGGCTGGCAGTGTTTTTAAACTGAATCGCCAGCGCCGCCGCTTCCGCTTTAGCGGCGTTGAGCTTCTGGCCGGTGACGGCGAGCTGCGCGCTGGATTTGCGGAAGCCGTCAATCTTTCCGGCCTGGGTGTTCAGGTCTTTGAGCGTGGTCTGCGAATTTTTAATCTCTCCGGCCAGCGCCTTACTGGCGTTCTGCACCGCTTTAAACGGGCGGGTCGCCTGGTCAACCGCCTTTAACAGCACCTCTACTTTTAAGTTACTCACTGTCGGTGGCTCCGCTGCGCTGCATGGCCTTATGACGCCACACCAGCAGCTCGGTCAGCGTCATCGGGTTCAGTTCTGACGGCGGCCAGTGAAAAATCACTGCAACGTCCGCCATCAGGTCATCAACGGTCAGTGCCGCAGGGAGTTTTACTGTTCCGACTTCGGCGATAAAAAACCGATCACCTTGCCTGCCATCGCAATCAAGTCGGGCAGGTTCAGGCTTTTGCAGTCCTGGGCGGTGAGGTTTGGCACGGTAATGCGCGGCAGAATGACGGTCAGCGCGTCCACGTCGGCATTCGCCAGCGCCGCCAGGCCAATCCCGCGCAGATGACCGGCGTTAGGTTTGATGATTTCAACCTGGCTGATCACCAGCTCGCCGCGTGCGATCGGCTCTTCAAGGATAACGATGTTTTCATTCTGTTCTGACATAGCGGTGTCTCTTCTTCAAAGGGGAGTTTTCGCGCCGGTGTCCGGCGCGGGTTGCGGATTACAGGCCGATGTTTTTGCGGTGTTCCGCCAGGCGGTCGGTGCCGTTAACGATTTCCACCATGTTCACGGTGTCCACCTCGATCACGTCCTGCCCGTTAATGCTCAGCTTGAAATAGGTGCACTGGGTAGAGACTTTGGTTTCGGTGTCTTCTCCCTGTTTGTACTCACCAAAATCAACCTCTTTGTGACGCCCGCGCATGGCGACTTCTACCGCCATCGTCTCGCCGGTGTCGTCCTGCTGGAAGGAACCGGCAAAGCGCAGCGGCGTCGCATCGACTGCACCCCACTGCTGGAGCACCAGCGCATCCAGCCCGCCCATCGTCCATTCCAGCGTCAGCGCATCGTCGTCCAGGCCGAAATCAATCGGCGCTGTGCCGTTCATGCCGCCGCCGCGATAGTTCTCCAGCTTGCGGGTCAGCTTCGGCAGCGTCAGCGCGCTGACCACGCCGACATAATTGTGACCGTCGTTAAACAGGTTCAGGTATTTCAGTTTCTTAGGCAGTGCCATGTTTTAGCGCCTCTTAGCTGTTGATGGCCGTGGCGAACGTCGCCAGGTACTGATCGGTGATGCGCTGACGCAAGGTTAAATCCTCCAGCGGCGGCACCGGCGTGTAGTCGTAATCAATGAACAGCTTGCCTGCTTTCAGGGTTTCAACGGTGTTCGCTTCGGGGTCATACCAGCAGGTGCCGTCAATGATCAGACCGGCGGTTTTCATTTCGCGCAGCTTGGCGTTAATGCCCGCAATCATGTCCTTGATAAGCGTCGGGGTCATTGGCCTGTCCATCGCCCACAGGTGCGCTTCCGCCAGTGTGTCCGCCAGCACCTGCGCGGTACGGGTGTAGTTCTCAAACAGGAACAGCGGATCATCGGAACATGTGCGCTGCCCCCAGAACTTAAAGCCGTCTTTGCGGATAAGCGTGGTCACGCACGCCTGGTTCAGCAGGTCGGCATCGGTGCCGGGGGTCTGCAAATCCCAGTACACGCTGGCCGACAGGCCGGTGACGCCGTTGATCCCGACGTTAGAGAGTGTTTTATGCCAGCCGGTTTCGGCGTCGATTTTGGCACGCAGGCCGAGGGCGTAAGCGGTGGCGGGGGCGATGTCGCTGGCGTTGGTGGTGGTGTTCCAGGCCACAAAATCCGGCCAGATCACCATCAGCTCACGCTGGCTGAAATTGTCGCGGTACTTGATGGCATCAGAGACCGTTTTGCAGCCGTATGCGCTGACGTAGCCGAATGCACGCAATTGCTGACAGACGGCGGCAAGCGCGGCGGCGACTTCCTGGTTATCCAGACCCGGCACGCCGAGAATGCGCGGCTTTACGCCGAGTTCAGTCTGCGCGGACAGAAGGGCTTTCATGCCGGTATACATGCCGGTGTCGTCCGAACCGCCGATGATGTTGGAGGTGGTTTCCGCTTCGGTCTCGCCTTGTGCTACACGCACCACGACAACAACCGGTTTAGCCTGGTTGGCGATAGCCATCAGGGAGGCGCGCAGCGTGCCGGTTTTACCGGCCTTGCCTGCGGCGGTCAGCACGTTGGTAATGAGTACCGGCGTATCCAGCGGGAAGGTCGCCGCGTCGGCATCCTCTGCAGTGCAGACCATCCCGATGATGGCGGTGGAAACGGTGGAGATAACGCGGGTGCCGTCATTGATTTCAACAACGCGCACACCGTGATGATAATCAGCCATGGTGTTTTTCCTGTGATTGGGGTGAGGTCAATCATCGCGTGTTGGGGACAATCAGGCACGGCGGGAGGGATGTTTGAACAATGGCACAACGCGGCTGCAGCACAGTCAGATTTGACTGTGCTCGATACAAAAACGCCCCTTTCGGGGCATGAATTACATGAATTAAGCGGGAATTTCAGGCCAGGCAATATCCGGCGCGGCAGACAAATCCAGCCGGTTAAGGGCGACGCGGTATTTTTTCCAGGCGGTCAGGCTTGCCCGTTCCGCCTCTGTCGCATCGTCAATATCGACGGCATCCTGCAAAGGTGCGATAGCCGCGTTTGCTTTTGCCATCAGCGCGGACAAGGCCGTGACGGCTTCGGCCTTGCGTTCTTCAACCGTCGGCGGCGGAATATCCCCCCAGGCGGGCAGACCGTCCGTGCCCGCAACCCGCATTTTCCCCTCCGGCGGCGGGAGGGTTTGATATTCACGGTAAACAACATCGCTGACCGCAATGCCATCATCCGGCCAGCTTCCGGCATCGTCGTACACGTCCCGCAACGCACGCGGATAAAAACCGTTGGTGAGCGGGCTGTAAACATAAAGACTTGAGGTGACTGCGCTGTAATAGTTGCTCATTATTTTCCCTTACCAGCCGGTGGCTTCCCAGTAGCTGCCGCCGCTGTCCTGGCCGCAGGTGAAACCGATGTTATTGATAATTTGCGCCGTACCAAAGTTGTCGCTGAACGTCCCGCCGCCGCCATTGATGGCGCTCACCTGAACGTTGACGCAGGTGCTCGGGAAGGGAATGGGGAAATTCACCGTTGACCAGCCGCGACTCCCTTTGTTGACGACGCCCCACTGCTTAATCATTCCTGTGTCACCGCAGCGCCACCAGCCGCCGCCGAGATTGGCGGTATTGGTATTGACCGGCTGCCGGTTATTGGGGCTGAAAACGCGCTGCCCCATCTCATAAATCCCGCCACCTTCGGCGGAAATACTCCCCTGCGTCGCCAGGTCACCGGTGCCGGTAAATCTGACAAACCCCGTTTGTACAGAATTCGCCTGATTAACGGTGCGGAAAAGAAAACCCCCCACGCCGCCGCCCCGGTTGTTCACAAAGTCGGATTCGCCCTGGCCGCCGCTTTCGTTCCAGCCTAAATAGGTCCCTTGCCCGTCGCCAGGGTGCGGGATGGTTATCGCCCGGAGATAATTCGCCGTGACGCGACCGTTGACATCACCGCCCGCGCGGGGCAATGCGCCCACATTATCCGCATTCAGCCCGATATCCTGGGTGCCATCAAACGCCACACCGGCAATTTTGCGGGCGGTGGCGAGTTTGGACGCGGCGACTGCCGTCCCGCCCGCCGGTAACGCGCCGATGTCTGCCGGTGTCGGTTTGTTCGCCTGGCAGTAAATTTCATTCCAGGCCGTCCAGGGACCATCGACGCCGTTCCACGCCCCCGACGCGCCACGGGTAAACTGTCGTCCGTTGTTGTTAAAGGCAATCTGCTGCGTCGCATTCGGTCCCCAGGTCACGAAAATCACGCCGACAAACCCGTTCATCGGATAGCCTTTGTCCGTGGTCGCGGCGGCGGCACCGGGCACGCCGTAATGCCCGAGCATGGCCGTGCCGTGCAGCGCGTTGGGCGAGTCTGTCGCGGTTAAATTGGCGCGAATTTTAAAGGCCGTCGCCACCTCATCCGCCAGCGCCTTTTCACTGGCGGCGCTTTGCGCAGCAGTCCATGCCCCCACGTCGGCGGCGGTGGGTTTGTTATTCGCGCTGTACGTGGGCACCCACTCTTTCCAGGGACCATCGACGCCGTTCCAGTCAGCGGACAACCCGCGATTCCAGATATTGCCCGTGAACGTGACGTACATCTGCTGACAGCCGTAGGCGCTTGGTGTGACATACAACGTGCCTGCGATACCCTGCGGATAGTGCAACGCCGCCGTGGCGTTGGCATTTTTAGGCTGCGCGTACAGGGCGGCGCTTCCGGCTCCGCTGGCAAAGCCCAGGGTATTAATATCCGTGGTTGTCAGGATGACCGACGGCACCGTGACGGAGTTCACCGCGCTGGCCTGCACCCAGTCACGCCAGGGTCCGTCCGTGCCATTCCAGGATGCATTGAGCGCACGCGTCCACACCATGCCGGTATTTTGCACGGTGTAACGCTGCAGCACGCCGCCCGTCCAGGACGCGGGGATAACCTCCAGCACGCCCGCCGCCTGTGAACCGGCGGGATAGCCATTGGCGACGGTGGCATTCGCGCCGGTGCTTTGCACGTAAACCCCGATTTTTGCCAGATTAAACGTATTGATATTCGCGGTGCCTAGAACGGCGGACGCGACAGGCAGCGCCCCCACGTCTGCCGCCGTCAGGGTAATGTCAGCGCCCAGCGCTTTATTGTTCACCTTGCGGGTGGACGGTACGCGGGTGTTGGCATTGTCGTTAGCGGACTTGACCGCTTTGGGCGTGGCGGCCAGCGCTTCGCTGGTACTGCTGACCGAGCTGTTAAGCTGCACAAAACCCTTTGCCGTCAGCGTGCCGTCGGGGTGGTTACGGGATTTTTCATGTGCGGCCAGCAGGTCATTCACATACTGCTCGGTGGCCATAATCACCGAGTCGTCGATCAGCAGGCTGATGGCCTCGGTATTGCTGACCGCAATCACCATCCGCAACGTCTGCGTGCGGCCTGAACCTTCCGCCAAAGTGGGCTTGTAAGTGTCCGCCATGTTGCAGACAGCAATCAGGGTGCCGTCGTCAGCAAACAGCCCCATTTCACGCATCCAGAAGCCACCGACGCTCGCAGAGAGTACCGCCTCAGCAATCACCCAGTTTCCGTGCGACGGGTCAAGCTTCAGCGAGTTGAGCGGCGTGCGGTACACCTCTTTAACCAGTTTTGTCTGTGTGGCAACCGGCGTGGTCGCCTTGCCGTTGCCGTCACCGACGGCAAGCTGCGTGATGTTGATATCAGTCCCCGCCGCAATGGCCGCCGCGATGCGCGACTGGCCGAGCGTGGTGACAACGGATTTAAATGTGCTCATAACGTCCTCTTATGCGGGGTAAACGGTCAGCAGTTCGCCCAGGTAGTGCGCCGCGCCGGTGTAAACGTCGCCTTTGATATCCTGGGTGATGGTCAGGCCAATCAGATGGCGGCTGGCCGGTTTGGCGTCGGCAATCAGCCTTTCCATTTCCAAATACATTTCCTCGGTGATGCCGGTTTCCAGCACGCCGATATCCAGGCGAAACGTGCCGGGTTCGTCATTCGTTTCCCACCACTCGGTCACGTTAATCAGGTAGCCGAGCGGCTCCACCACGCGCCGGATGGCACCGATAGTTCCCTTATGGCAGTGAATGAACCAGGCGGACTGAATGACGCGGCGCTTGGTGGCGACAGGCCAGTTTTCATCCCAGCGGTCAACCGACAGCGCCCACGCCAGGTACGGTAAAAACCTGGCCGGACAGGTCAGCGGATCCCAAAGCTGCCGCAGCGGCACCGGCACGTTTTCAAGCGCGGCGCAGGCCTCGGCGGCGGCAACTTCCAGCGCCGAGGAACCGACGGGCAGCAGGCGATCACTCATCGTAGCCGCCCACTTTCAGGGTGTACGCGGTGCAGAATGACGCCTGCGTTTTATCCAGCTCGATGTCAGCGGCGGGGCTTTTCAGCTCCACCCGCTGCACACCCTCAACGTGCAGCGCGGCATAAATGGCGGACAGCCGGATGTCGCGGCCTAAACGGTGCTGCGCGGTGGTGTAGGCGATAAGCTTCGCTTCGGCAGCTTCGCGGATAGGTTCGGCTTCCGGACCCGGAAACAGATACAGCACGGCGTCAATGGTGTAATTCACGACGGTTGCTGACTGGACGGTCACGCGGTCAGCCACGGGGCGCACGTTCTCGTCATTGAGCGCGGCCTGTACTTTCGCCAGCAGGTCGGCGGGCGCGGTGCCGTTGCCGGTCTGTGCCAGCACGGAAATCGTTACGCAGGCGGGCGACGGACTGATGACCGAAATATCCGCCACCCGCCCGTCAGCCGAGCGCCCGTGATACTCATACGCGCCGACCGGACCCGCCACGCTCAGCCCTTCAAACGCCTGCTGTGCGCGGATACGCAAATCCGCATCGCTTTCCATCACTGCCGCCACGGCGGGCATGCTGACCGTATCCGCAGGCGTGATGGTCAGGCGCTCCACGCTGAACGTCGCGGCGATATTGTCCAGATCCGTACCGGTGGCATACGCCAGCATCACCGCCTGCGCCGCTTCGTTAACCCGCTGACGCAGGATCACTTCGCGGTAAGCGTTCTCCTCCAGCAGCTTCACCATCGGCTCAGACTCCAGGGTCAATGTGCGGGCGATGGCGGCTTGCTGGTCTTCGGGGTAAAGCGACACCAGCGTGGCTTTACGTTCCGCCAGGAGAATTTCGTAATCCAGCACCTCCACCACGTCAGGGGCGGGTAACTGGCTGAGATCAATCGTTGCCATAATTCAGCTCACAGGAAGGGTTAAGGAAATGGCGGCGGACGTGTCTTTGCGGGTGCCGGTAATATCCACCACCATTTTTCCGTCAAACGTCATTTCAAAGGTGATGCCAGTGAGGGTGACGCGTGGCTCCCATTTCAAAATCGCGCTGTAACAGGCCGCCATGATTTGCAGGCGCAGCGCCGCATTCTGCGGGCGGTCAGTCAGTATCGATAGCAGTGAACCATAGTCACGGCGCATGACGCGGGAACCGACAGGCGTGCGCAGAATGTCGCTGACCGACTGCTGAATATGTGCCAGGTCTTCGACGCTGCGCCCCGTGTCGCGAGCCAGACCGATGTATTTGGCGTTAGTCATGACGGCACCTGCGTCTGACCGCCGCCCGTCTGGACGCCGCCGTGTTTATGGGTGTGCACCACCACGCCGTTTGACGTCAGGTTGCCACCTGAGTGGGTGAGGTTCCCGGTCATCGTGCCGCCTTGTTTCACCTCCAGGCTGCCCGTGGTGAGCTTTTTGGTGCAGACCACCTCCGGCGTGTCGAGCGTGATGCGCGTTTTCGCCGTGCAGGTGATATCCGGTGCAGTTACAGCGACCTTATCCGCGGCGTTCACCGTGGCGGACTTGATACCGGTAGCCAGCAACGCGCCGGTCTTCGGCTCGTACTCAATTACCGCGCCGTCAGGAAACGTGACATGCACGGCATCGGCTGACGCCGACGGCGCGGGGAAGTCATCAGAGAAAACCCCCGGCATCACAAAGGCGGTATCCAGCTCACCGCCCAGGCAAAACAGCAAAACCTGTTCACCGGCGGACGGTGCCCACCAGGAACGGGAGCGCCCCGCGCGGGAAGTCAGCCAGTGCAGCCAGTCCGTGACGTTGCCGCCGGTGTTAACGCGACAGGTTGCCGCATCCAAATCCACCTCGGCAACGGTGCCAATACGGATCAGATTGCGCAGCAGGCGCGGAATGTCGTTGTTTGGGATGGATGTATTCATGGGTAAAAGAATGCCCCCCTGTCAGGCGGCATACAATTTGAGGCGGGTTGATGGCGGGTGGCACAACACGGGGATCACTGACTGAAGAATATTAGCTCAAACTTGAGCTGACACATTTCGTAGGTAGAACATCATTAAATCTGACAGTCTGGTTTGGCGAAAAACAGACTTCCCAGAGATTTATACACATAGTCTCTTGAACTGCATAGGGAGTACCTGCCATGGTTGTGGCTATTGTGAGTGCTAGAAAAAATATCTTTACGATTTAGATGGTTGAGTTAAAATTCTATAATTACCTTCAATGAATTAGAGAGAAAATAATGTTTCAGTTAGGTTCATTTATGGGTGCGGGAGTTTTAATTAATATTGGTTTGGTGGAATTTATCATTTAAATATCTTATGGGTGACTTATATGAAAGAAGAATTTAGTGGGTTTTATGGATTGGAAGAAGAAGAAGTCGAAAATCTTTATCGGAACAAGGAAACAGTTTTTATCTTTGATACTAATATATTACTCAACCTCTATCGCTGTGAAAAAAAAACCCGCGATACATTTATTTCAATCTGGAAAAGCATGAAAGAACAAGTGTGGGTTCCTTATCATGTAATACTTGAATATCAAAGAAATAGAATCCAATCTATCGAAGATAATGTTAACGATTTAGATAGTATTCCTAAAGAGCTTGAGTTAAAAATAATTGAAATATTTAATAATTTAAAGAATTCGAAAAGTTCAACCATATCACGGTATAGTGAACTTAATAAGGAAATTGAAAAGTTAGAAGAAAAGGTAATTGCAGCAGTCAAATTATTCAAAACAAATCAGATTGAAAAAAGAATTGATTTTATTGATTTAATTAATAAAAAAGACGTCGTGAGAGAATCGCTTGATGGTCTTTTAAGCAACCGAATTGGAAAAGCTCCTAGCCAAGATGAAATTGACAATATTAACAACAAAGGAAAGCAGAGATATAAAATTAAAACTGGCCCGGGTTTTTCTGATGAGAAAGAAAAATCCAAGTTAGAGAATTATAATTTTAATGGAATTGAATACACTCCAATGTTTGGTGATCTATACATATGGCAAGAGATATTAGATTATGTTAAAAATAATCAGCTTAAAAATGTCATTTGGGTGTCGAATGATTTAAAAAAAGACTTCATTTACATAACAAATAGAAATAAAAAAAGAGGCGCAAGAGAAGATCTTAGAACTGAAATGAAAATAAATTCTGGGTGCCAGAATTTCACTGCGCATTCAATTAAGTCTTTTTTACATCATATAAATAAAGTTTCAACGATAAAGATGAGCGAGAAAGCCATTTCAGAATTAATTCAAACAGGAAGGGTGAGTATTTCAGACTCATACTTTATATCTCTAAATGAACCCTATGAAATAGCTGGAGTTCTAACCCGGCAGTTCAAAGGATTATCAAGGTTAGCTCATAAATTAAAGTCAATGATAGTTGATCTCAATGAAAAAATCAAAACACACGGTAATGATGGGGACTATATAATGCATCTAAGCATGGAAAGTGCGGAGATAGAGCAAAATATTTCTGACGTAAACAAATTATTACTTAAAGTAGTTTCACTTCAAAGTAGATTTAATGAATCTTACGAAAGCGATTCATTTAAGAAAGAGTTTCTTGAGTTTTTCAAAGAGTCGTCGTATTACGTAAAAACAGCGTATAATAACGACTCGCAAGCATCTATATAATTAATTGAAAACACAACCACTTTGGCATACTCAATTAGAATGAATATGCCAAAGTTAAATGACTTACCTATTATTAATGAAATCTTAATTCAAATTTATTTATTTCTGCCTTATGATCGCTTTATCTAATTTCAAGAATAAGATGGCGATATCCCGACCGTAGATATATCAAAGTAGGCAACGTCCGCTTATGGCACAGATCTCCCCGTCTGATTAGGTTTGGCTCTGCGCCGCAGTTATGTCAGGTGAAGTCTGAGCTAATAAGTATTAGCAATTCATCTTCCACAATCTTCATATCCTCCGCGTCCAGCCCTAACATCGGGCGCGCCGGATACTGCATTTCTTTTGCGCGAACGGACGGGCGATCCCGCAGCCCGTACTGATGCACTTTCGCCATGCGCTGAACCTGACCGGTGAATTCCACCACCGCGTTGTCAGCGGTGCCTTTGGCCTTCATGTATTTGGCCGTGCGCAATCTGGCGAACATCTCCCGCTTAATGCGGCCTTTCTTTGCCCGCAAAGGCTGCGGGCGTCGCGGGGTGAACGGCTGCCCTTCCGGCGTAACCTGCTGCTTAATGCGCTGCTGCTGATGTTTGCGCAGACGCTTCGCAATGGTCGCCGCCATCGCCTTCCGGCTTTGCGGTGACAGCGCGGCAATTAGCCCCGCCAGACGGGTATCAAAGGCTGACAGTTCACTCATGCCACTGGCTCACTAACTCGCCGTGCAGATACAGTTCACGCGACCTTTCCACCGGCTCAGGCAGCGGCGGTTCCGGAAAATGCTCTACGTACAGACCGGCATCAATCTGTTTCACAATCACGCGCTCGGTGAGCTGCACATCAATAGCGATATCGTAGGTACCATCATCGAGCATATCGGCCTTAAATTTAAAGCCGGTCTGCTGCTTTTCCGGTGTCGCCATAATGTCCGGCTGGTTCTCACGCAGCCACGCCAGGATAGGCACAATAATCAGATCGCAGTCCTGGGCAAAGTTGGTGATCAGCAGCTCCGTCTGGTACTGATACTCAAACGACAGCGAGCTGGCTAACGTGGAAACGATGCGGCCATTATCCACAAACATCCGCAGGGTGTCGGGGCTGGTTTGCAGCACCGGCACGGCGTCAGTTAACGCTTTTCTCAGCTGGGCGGGTTTTAACACGGTGTTCCTCCTGGCATTGTTTGACCGCTTCCACCTGGAGGCCGCAGGTGGTCAGCGCGGCCTCCAGGTTTCTGACGTCACTGCTTAAATCGCCGTTAGTGACCGGTGCGCTTGCCGGTATCGGGCAACTGGTTACCGCCGGACAGCCAACGTAAATAATCTGCGGCGCTGGCAAAGGCGGGACGGGCGTGCATCCGGCCAATGCCGTCAGGCAGACGAGCAGCGTACCAGTCGCGCATTTCCTGATTTTCATTGAGTAACCTTTGAATTGTGTATTCACGTACGCGTGCCAGCTCACCCGCCTGTGAGAGCTGGGTGCGCAGGCTTTGCTCCTGGCGTTCCCGCGATACGGCCTCATCGTTCAGGCGGTGAATGGCGTTGTCTCGGCTTTCAATACCAGCGGACAGCGTGCCGATAATGCGCTGCGCCTGGTCGGCTTTATCATGCAGGCCGCCGATACGCCAGGTTTGCAGTCCCGCCAGCGCGCAGGCTGCCAGCAGTAACAAAATTAAAATGCGCATCAGACTCCCCGCAGGCAGTAGGCCAGTTCATTCGCGCGGCGGCGCTCCAGGCCGGTGACGCGCTCGCCCTTCACAAACACCCAGCGCGGCAACTGTTCGCAGGCGTCCCGCCATCGACCTTTGTTGATGAAAAACGCTAACGTTGATTTACAGGCCGCTGTCACGCCGACGTTAAACGCAAAGGACACCACGGCGTCATACACCGGCGGCGGCATGGCAACCGGCATACAGCGTGCAATGCCTTTTTCCACCCGCATCACGTCTTCCACCAGATTCACGGCGGCCTGACGTTCGCTGATTTGAGTGTGAGGCTTAACGCCTGCGGTATGCCCGATGCCGTTTGTCCAGACGCCCGCGCTGCACCGATAGGCGGACAGGCGGCAGCCTTCAAAATCGGCAATCAGTGCCAGACCGGCGGCGGACGTTTTCAACGTTGGCGTTTGCGGCAGCAACGCGGCAATCGCAAGGACGGCGGCGACGGCACAGCGTCTAACGATTGATGGCTGCATTAATGTCCCCTCTGATGCCCATAGCTTTCAGCAGGCGGTAAGTTTTGCGCCGGTAGTACCAGTTCACCAGGAAGGTCGCGACGCCGACGCCTGCCCCCACCAGAAAGGCGATATCCTGCGGTGACATTGCGCCGAGCCAGGCAAGAAAGGCCGCGACGCAGTAACAGATAAACGAGGTGATGCGCTCCATGGTCATCAGTCCCAAAGTGAGACGGTTTCACTGACTGCGGCCTGGGTAATATCCGGCAGATCCACCGCGTAGCCATGGGGCAAAATTGCCCCCTGTGCGGCTAAGCCAACGTTAGCCGCGTAAACGTGTTCAACGACCGATCCCGTGCGCCCGTAGTACCGCCAGCAAAGCGAATCCACGGTGTCGCCCTGTTCCGCATAGACTTTCATCAGAGCAGCCCGATGATGCAGTGAGACACACCGGCGACGTCGCTGATGGCGTTGCGGCCATCACGCCACAGTTCATCAACCGTACTTTCGACAATCTCCGCCTTTTTACTGCCAGCATCGGTGGTATCACTGTTCGGATATCGTTCCGCCAGAATGGCAGCCGTAATGGAGGAAACCGCCCGCAGATAGGCACAGACTTTTATACTTTCATCATCAATCTGGTCAGCCGGGACATCAGCGAGAGTTTTGTATCCCTGAGCCAGTTGTGCGACGCGGTAGCTGTAAAGCTCGGCATTCACTTCGGTCAGAGCGTACTTAATGACGGCGCGCAGACGTTTGGTGGTCACCGTTCCTTCCAGGCGCAGCGTGTCGCGTAACTCCACCGGACTGATATCCGGCCAGAAGTGCGTGTTTTTGATCGCGGGTTCCGTCGCGGCGTCCGGCTTTGGTGCAGGTACAACAAGAGACATAGTGACCTCTGAATAGGGGACGGTGAACGCCAGCGTTGAACGAGGTCACAGACCTGTCGCGGCTGGCGTGCCGTCCGGCGCGGGGCGCGTTCTGTTTAGCTGCTGGCAGCCTTTTTGATGGCTGATTCCAACCGCTCAATATCCTTTTTAACGCCGCAGTTGCTGTTCAGCTGGAAGGCGCGTTTCAGGTGTTGCAGGGCGAGCGGTAGTTTCTCCGCATCGCGATACAGGTAACCGGTAATTTTGTGCAGCTTGGCGCGTACCTGATCCGGCATATCCTGACTGTCAGTCAGTTCCATCGTGGTCATCAGTACATCGAGACTGACCGGCTCACCGGCAGCATGAGCGCGGGTGCTCATGTCGGCGATTTCCTCCGCCAGCGCATAACCGGCAGGACGTTTGCCGAACGGCATCGCCAGCTTGTAATGAAGCGCGTAGCGAGCGATTTCCAGCGCACCGGCGTAGTCACCGGCATCAATACGCCAGAACATGATGGTCATCAGGATGGCGTCCTGAGCACCTTTCCCCTCGGCGAGAACGCCTGCCACCCACGGCGCATATTCAGGCAGCATCTTGCGTTTGAGTTCTGCCTTTTTCTCAGCGGAATAGGCTTTCTTCAGGGCTTTCTGGTCAGCATTAAGCTTTTGCAGCAGCAGTTCATAGCCGGTGGCATGACGCAGCAGGCTGGTATCCTGCTGCGCGGCTTCGATAGCTGACTGCCGCAACAAATGACGTCGGGCAGGGCTGGTCATGACTTACTCCTGAGCTGCCGGTGTGGTGGCACCGGATGCAGTTTTGATGGCATCAACGATCGCCGAGGTAAATTTGCTGAGTTCGGCCTTTTCAGCTGTGTCATCTTCTCCGGCGGTCACTTCGATGTTCTCGATCAGACAGCCGCAACCGTAATCTTCCACCACGTAATCCTCGTTAATGGATTCGTAGTTTTCGATGCGGTCACGCTTTGGTACTTCCTCAACGTGGCGGCGGTGCGTGCCGTCCTGCCAGTAAATGGACAGGTTATCCAGACGGGTGATCAGCATGGCGTTAGCAGGGAAGCCGGGCACACGCACGGCGGGCAGATTGCCGATGCGTTTCTGGCTGACGATCAGATCGGCAGCCATCGCCTCAGTGTTTGCCTGCTGTTTGTTGATCAGCGGGAAATACTTATCTGCGAGCAGCTTGCGGCCGCAGATCACCACCAGCTCGGTGTCGTCCTGATAGATTGGGTCGATCAGTTCATTCACCGCATCAATGACCAGCGCGTCGAGGTTTTTGTATTCACCTTCGCCACCGACTTTCACCGCCTCATTGGTCACGGTACCGTCTTCGGCGACAATCATGCCCATCACTTTGGACGGGGCATTCAGGCGGTATTTTTGCAGCCAGCCCACGCCGACATCCTGCAACAGCGGATTCTGAACGCGGTTAGATGTCGGTGCGCGGGAAACACCGTTAAAGCCGACCAGGATGCGATCCAGCGCCTGACGCTTGATAATGGCGTCACGTAGACGGGTCTGAAAATCCTTGTAGCGCGCCCACAAATCCAGCTTGCTGTACATCCAGTGGAAGTCGTAGTTGGTTTTGGTGCAGTGATAGCCTTCCTGATCCAGCTTGGTGAAATCAGCGGTTTCACGCTCGTCACCGGCGTCAGTGTTGGTGGTACTGGCAATCGTGCCAGTTACGCCGACGCCCACTTTCGCACCCATCATTTCGTCCACCGGAATGATGTTGATACGGGTCAGGAACTCTGAGGACTCCTGCAAACCGCTACAACCATACTGGCAGTGAGGCCGACTTAAATCCGAACGTCGCGAACCGCAATAAGGGCGAACGAAAGGTGCCCGATAAGAATGTTTTCAGTGATGAGGCCATTGAGAAACTCGGCGACATCTTCATTGAAACCTCGTTTGAGTATCAGCGCGGATGGCATCAGGCAGGGCTTCAGCACCGCATCCGCAACATCCTCAAGTCACGCCAGATAGGTGCAACATTCTACTTTGCCCGGGAAGCGTTGATTGACGCGCTGACCACCGGACGCAATCAGATTTTCCTGTCAGCCAGTAAGGCGCAGGCGCACGTCTTTAAGAACTACATCATCGACTTTGCGCGACAGGTTGACGTGGATCTAAAAGGCGACCCGATAGTGTTGCCGAACGGCGCACGGCTGATTTTCCTCGGTACCAACGTCCGCACCGCGCAGAGCTACACCGGCAATTTGTACCTGGACGAATATTTCTGGATCCCCAAGTTTCAGGAGCTGCGCAAAGTGGCCTCCGGTATGTCCTTGCATAAAAAATGGCGTAGCACCTATTTTTCCACGCCATCCAGCCTGGCACACAGCGCCTATCCGTTCTGGTCGGGTGAACTTTTCAACAAAGGGCGCCGCAATAAAACCGACAGGATTGACCTGGATCTGACGCATGCGCATCTGTCGAAAGGCGTGCTATGTGATGACGGCCAGTGGCGGCAGATTGTGACGGTGGAAGATGCGCTGTCTGGTGGCTGTAACCTGTTCGACCTGGAACAGCTGCAACTGGAATACAGCCCCGCCGAATATGAAAACCTGCTGATGTGTGAGTTCGTGGACGATCAGGCTTCCGTGTTCCCGTTCGCCGAGTTGCAGGGCTGCATGGTGGACAGCCTGGATGAGTGGGAAGACTTCGACCCGTACCTGAAACGGCCATTTGCCTATCGTCCCGTCTGGATCGGTTACGACCCGTCGCACACCGGCGACAGCGCAGGCTGCGCGGTCATCGCTCCGCCGGTAGTTTCCGGCGGCAAGTTCCGGGTGCTGGAGCGTCATCAGTGGAAAGGCATGGATTTTGCCGCGCAGGCCAGAAGCATCGAGGAACTCACAAATCGTTATGCCGTTGAGTACATCGGTATCGATGCGACTGGCATCGGGCAGGGGGTATTCCAGCTCGTTCAGCAGTTCTTTCCGGCGGCGCGGGAAATCCGCTACAGCCCAGAAGTAAAAACTGCGCTGGTACTCAAAGCAAAAGACACCATCAGCTCCGGCCGCCTGGAATATGACACCGGCCATACCGACATCACCGCGTCGTTTATGGCGATCCGCAAAACGATGACCGCCAGCGGCAACCGTTCAACCTACGAAGCCAGCCGCAGTGAAGAGGCCATCCGCTGCTGAGCCAGCAGGAGTTCAGCAAATTCGCCTTGGACTATTTGGTGTTCGGGAATGGGTACCTGGAACTGATCCGCAACCAGCTCGGCGAACCGCTAAGATTTGAGGCCGTGCCAGCTAAATATGTGCGGCGAGGAGTGGAAGAGGGGACTTACTGGTTTGTGCAGGGCTGGAAAGAACCACATCAGTTTACGGCCGGTAGCATCTTTCATCTAATCGAACCTGACATTAACCAGGAGATTTATGGCTTGCCGGAATACCTGAGCGCTCTTAACTCTGCCTGGCTAAACGAAGCAGCGACACTGTTTCGCCGCAAGTATTATCAGAACGGCGCGCATGCAGGTTACATCTTGTATATGACCGACGCAGCGCAGAGCAGCAGTGATATTGACTCCATGCGTAAGGCGATGCGAGATACTAAAGGCCTGGGCAACTTTCGCAACCTGTTTATGTACGCCCCTAACGGCAAGAAAGACGGCATTCAGATCCTGCCACTGAGTGAAGTCGCCACCAAGGATGATTTCTTCAACATTAAGAAATCCAGCCGTGACGACCTGCTGAGCGCACACCGAGTTCCGCCGCAGATGATGGGGATCATTCCCGATAATGCGGGCGGGTTTGGGGATGTGGAGAAGGCGGCGCAGGTGTTCGTTAGGAACGAGCCGACGCCGCTGCAGGAGAGGATTAGGGAGTTAAACGATTGGATCGGTAAGAGGGTTATTCGGTTGAAGTCTTACGAACTTTCAGCAGAATAATCCAGACAGAACCCTATTAGCTCAGCTCTGAGCTAATAGGGTTCTGTTCCAAGATACGGTAAAGATTGATAGTTGATCATAAGTGAAAAGTGGACATCAGCAATTAGCGGAGGATCTAAATATTAGAGGCAATATATTTTTATCATTGGGGATGGTAACATCTGGTATATAGGGTGAGAAAATGTTTTAATATTTTTAAATTCATTATCTCATGTATTTCTTCAATTAAACATCAGACTTATAAATAGGATGGCTATGAAAAGTTGTAAATTTGATAAAGGTACTCCAGGGGTGGGCGTTTATTCTTTGTACATAAAAGATATCATTCTTCCTATTATTGTTAGCTTAATTGGAGTGGGAGGCGCTTTAGGGGGGGTTATTGTCGCAAACCATCAAAATTCTGTTAACGATAAGGAAGCAAGAATCTATGCATACCAGAATAAAATAATTGACCAGAGAATAAATCTTGTTGATAGAGCTGCTAAAGTATTTGGTAAATCACCGGGATTACAAGATGAATGGAAAAAGTATAATGATAATTTAGTGAAAGGTAAGATTGATAAATCTATAGTAGACAAATTAACCGAAGTTCAAGGTGAATTTCAGAGTGTTGTCTTTCTTGCGGCAGTTTATTTTGGCCCCAAAACTAAACGAGCTCTCCAAGAACTAGGTGAAGCGCCAGGACCATGGTGGGAAAAGCCAAAAGACAAACAAGATAATCTAATAGTATCAATGACCGATGAGATTAACTATAAACTGCAATAAGCTTTCGGTATTGATCTTATTTGTAAGTATAAGTTCATTGGTGTATTAATCCGGATGCCCCCTTTTCAATCGTAACTAATTAGAATATCCTAAATATTAGGAAAGCTTGCGAGTAGTACATTGACTTGGCCTATCCGGATATTGTCTGAGTGGGATGAAATAGTATCCATCTCTAGTGGAAAAGTAACGCAAAATAATTACTTTTCACTGCTATGAGCGAGAGGTGGAACTAGTGCTACAATTTAATTATATTTTTTTGTGTCTTAATGTTCTTGAAAATTAAAATTAATTATAAGTATTTTAAAGAATGAAGCATTTTTCTTTTCCCTGATACTCCATTTCAGGAAAAGAGTTGCTTCCTTTATCACCGCGTAGGCTAGTTTTTTCAAAATTTTAATTTTATTTTTTCTTTGATATTTTAATCTTCACTAAAGAATTGCCTGTGTACATTTCATGTTCCATTTCCCCTGACTGAATAAATTCATCACCATCATACTATTTATAATTATAGCATTATCAGAATGTATTAAGCCTGCAAGTCGGACATACTTTGCCTTCTTTGCGGTTGTCAGCCAATAGCTAAGTTGTGCTTTAATATATCTAAAGTATTAATTATTTCTGTCAATAATAACTTCCTGTTTTTTTCACCGCCTAGTCTTTGGGAGAGTAGCTAGCGTTAAGGCATTTAGGAGTTAGAGGTAGATATTTACTAGTGCGTAAATAAATAGGATTTTAGGTACTAGACTGATTTTTAACTATCACTAACCTGATGTTCATTGATAACTACTTTTGTGTATTTCATGATTTTTGACGCTAGATGAAATAATTCTGCAGCTGTTATTTTGTACTTTTCAGCCAAGTGAAAAATTTCTTCAACTTTATTTTCTTGACCGTAACCTGGGTCAGGATAACGGCCTGCCCAATAAACGTAATGGGTTAATAGCTCTAAAATAGCAATATCTTTTTCAGATAGATTGGGGATGAAATTTGAGAGCTTATGCAGTTTATGATGACGATATTTTTTCTCTTCCTCGTTGTAAACAAAAATACCTTTTTTTATAATTAACATAGCCTTCATGCATATTTCTAGGCTATAGCCAATCAACATTAATCCAGTAGCGCGATACTGACCATCACAAATCCCCCGTAAATATCTAGAGATATTACTGAATTCGGGTTCGCTTTTAAGAATTAAAATTGCAGCTTGAGTCAAAGCCTCTGCTTGCGTCATCCATAATATAGGGTTCTTAAGTTCTTCAGAAGTGGCTGGATTTTCAATGTCAATCAGATTGAAGCCAAATAATTCTGCGGCAATGCCCAAACGCATTCTACCCAATGCACTATAACCAAAAGGGTCTTCTTCAAATTCTTTCTTATTCGGCATTATATGCTGGTCAAACTTGTTCATGATGTAATATCTCGATTTAAAATTTAAATTTTTCACTTCTCATCGATAATATGCGCAATTCACTTTAACTGTTAATTCCTAAGGAAAAAATTGGATTAAATAATGGAGTCTCATCTATTAAATAAAAATTTCTGGGTGGTAAATAACACTTAGGGGGGAATAGGGTTTTCAAATTTTTCAAGGTTTCATTTCTGTCTGATATAGCATTGACCACAATGATCGGGATGCGGTTATTTTTCGCCTCAGTTAACTCCCATTGAACCCACTCTGATTGAGTTATTGATCTAGACGCAATTAGAATAAGCAAGTCAGCCTGAGACAACATTATTTCGACATGCTGTTGCTTATCCGTTGCATTATTATGTAACAAATCGATGTAGCATTCGCCCCAATATGATAAAATTAAATTTATATCTTTTAATAATTCGCGATCAATATAATGATCTCTTGTTGTGTAACTGACGAAAAAATCCATGTTACTTACCTATACTGTAATATATGATCCACCCGCCACAACCAATTATAGCTAAAACATAATAAAGACACATTGAGTGATTAAATGCCGCACTACACCAACTTACTGTTAATTTATCAGGTTGATATCCAACAATGTAATTTCGGCTAGCAATGGCCTCCAATTTTTTGCTCATGACTTCTCGAGTCTTACGCTGAAAGTAGTATGCAGAGAAGTCTGCGATCCAGAAGCCAAGACATATAAGAAGTGGGATGAAAAAGTAGGAATCATCAACTCTACCATCAGTTAGCTTAACCAACACTGTCAAAATAACTCCAAGAAGCCCCACGCATATCTTCTTAAATTCAAAACAACTCTTACTTATTTGTAAGGTGGCTTCGTGGAGTTGATTTACAATCACCCAGTCTAACTCATCCTCACAATTTTTTTTATATTCTTCCATATAGTCCTAACTTTCATAGTCAATTGAAATGAGTGTATCTTATGGTGTTTTAAGGAGATGGGATGGCATCTCTCATAGTTTTTCTATTATAAACTAGCGCGTATACATCACCATTTCAACAGATGAATCACCTTATGAAAATGTCCGCTTCTGACGCCTGACTGATTGTCAGGTTTAATTGAACCATGTGACAATAAGTGTCAGATTAAGTATGGGCAGATACACATCAAAGGCATTCTGACCTGACATTATTGCTTTATCCCTGACTATGCTGCATGAATCTAAGCACGCCACCGAACAAACATGCCTAAACCCCGCAGCACGCTGAAAGAAAATCAGAGAACCTAGGTTGCGCAGTTTCCTGCGTGATACATCGTTCTGCGCGCAATGCTATCCCCGCCACGCCTGCCCGCTTTATAGGTCGCTTTTGATGCAGTTGCGTGATCCACTGTGATCCACGCCAGCACTGGTCTCGTGGGGAAAAAAGAGCAGGGCGATCACCATGCAAAATCATGCACTCACTGCATGCAGAGCTATCAAAGAGCGCGCGCCCGCTTTCCTGGCTATTCTTCATCGTCGTAAACAGAGAATGGTTCTGACGGCGTGTCTGCTTCATCCAGAACGCTATCTGCCATATCAGAGATCATTTCCATCACCAGTGCGTACTCGTCATTTCTGCACTGGCCTGACTGTGCGATGTCAGCCATAAGCCGGATTTTTATCAAAGCCATCTTTAGCTCATGAGAGGATTCCATTACTCACTCCAATGTACTGTTTATTCATACAGTATAATATTACCATTCCTTAACAAATTCCAATAAAAACTGAATGTTATTATCTGAGCAATAGCCCTGGTGAATGACTTGCTAAGGAATTTCGCTGGGTACCATGTCAGTAACTGCTTGCTAATGGCCAATCCAAAGTAAGAAAAGATTTTTATTGGTCGTGCTCAGGCGGCTTATCATCAATGGTGTCTGGAGAGGACGATTGAATATTTTCACGGATTCTCTGTTCCTTCAGATCCTGTTCCTTCAGATCCTGTTCAGCCTTTTCGATAAATTGCTGCATATGCGGATATTTTGTGTACAGGATTTGCTGGAATGGAGGTAAATGGCTGAGACTCTTATCAATCTGGAAATAAGCGGACGGAATTGGTTCAAACTCAGGAGCTTGAGGAATTTGAGCAATATCTGCATCTTCAAAGGCAGTTGATCCGCGACATGCATTACAAATTTTATCAATGTTGTAAAATTTTTCCTTGTAATTCAGTTCAGTACGGCAATTCCTACACCGTTTTATTTTATTTGCGAGATAGCGCGCTGTGTCCTCTTCCTTTTGCCATTCATCGTCGTACATGTCTTCTCCTTGTTCTCAACTTCACCCGATGGTGAACCAAAGTCATACCTCGCGGTTTGCTCCTGCTTGGTAGCGCAATGCTCTCTCGGATGATGTCTCATTTCAACAGCATTATTGCAGTCTTGTTCTTCCATGTTTTGCCATAACACTTCTACACATGCACTTTTAGATTGAAGATGTGGTCTTGCAACACGCTTCCCTTTAAATTTTGCCACAATCGCCCTCACGGCGGCTGTGTCTGTCCAGTCAATGACTCGCAATGTGTATGAAGTGGATCCTGTAGCATCGCTTTCAGCCTGGCTATCGCGCCTATTTGTGGCTTGTTTCTTTTCACCTAACCCACAGTTATTGACAGGACTCCGAGGCGCGCCGGAGGCGCTTTTTGACGTCAAAATCTCAACGTCAACGGCAGAAGAAACGATGCGCCATTGAGTTGTACGGGTTTCATAAACACGGGCGTCACCGAGGTGAGGCGCGAAAATACCGACAACTTTTTTCACTTCTTCATCGTAGGCATTCAACTCATCAGCAACGCGGCGGGCTACACGCACCGTCTGATCGTCGCGTGGGACATTTGCGCCGCCCTGGGCTGACATGTACGCCATAAAATCACCGGCATCAGCAGCAGCGCGGACGGCTTCCACTTCTTCGTCAAAAGTTTCAGTCAGATTGGTGGAACGGATGCGGCGGCACTCACGGTATGAACCCATAGTAGGCAGGCCGATAGGATGAAATTGAGGGATCCGCCAGGTAGCAGCCCAGGCGGTAACAGCAGCAGCGGAATCTGTCAGCAGCTCACCGGTTTCGTGGTCACGCTCGCCTTCCAGTGCGTAACCGTCGATGTTCTTTGCGATGTATTTAGCGATGTAGCCAGCCGCGCCGCCACGGTTCAGATGCTTACAGTCAAAGCGGTTCTTTGCTGCACCGCGTTCGTCGCCGTCTTCTTTCATGGCGTATTTGCGCATGATATCGACCACCGGCTGACGCATGGCGGGCTTGCTGAACAGCATCATGTGCCAGTGCGGCGTCGCGTCGTGGTGAGGTTCTACAACGCGCATCCCATAAACGGACAGGTCGCTATCCTTGAACGCGGTGCGCATTTTGCTCCAGATCCCGCACAGATAACGCTGCGCATCTTTCGGGGTATAGGCTTCTTTGTCCCAGGCATGATTTCGCTGAACGCGCTTGTTATCACCTTTACCAACCATGCGGGTCGGGTGATATTTAGAAGGGGTGGTGATGGTCAGCAACATCCCGATGTCGCCATTTGCAGCGGCATATTTTTCGGTGCCGGCGATCGTGCTCATTAACTCCATGCGGCGGATTTCAGGGTTTGAAATGCTCGCCATCACTTTGTCGATCAGACTGAAACGCTCGCAGGTTTCGATGTTCTCCAGGTCGCAGCTTTTCAGATAGTCGAGATTCGACAGACGGCGCGCACGTACCTCACGGATAGCCTGCTTACTGGCATACGGGGAAGCATCACGGTTCACTTTGCCGATGGCGATCAGTAAAGATTCACGCCAGCGGGTGCGCTGGCCTTTCAACTGGCGTAACCACCAATCCGGATTAACCAGGCGCGACATGGCAGCGATGGCGGAAACGGCATCCAGTCTGTCTTTGCAATACCTTGTCCAGTACATCGGCGTGACATTGAAAGCCTGTGCTATACCGGCTATTTCGCTGTACAGCTCGCACTGAGTATCACTTTCAAAAAGAATCGAATTATCGTCGTTGTATTGAGCAAGCAGCTGATCACAACGCTCTTCATAGATTTCTTTCAATTGTCCGGCGATGTCCTGTGCGAACCGCCGCAGCGGTTTATCACCCATACTCGGCAGGCTGTGATAGGTGTCTGCCTCAGACATGAATTTCATGGAGGCTTTGACATTCATTGCGTGAGCCGCATTAACCGCCTCGACGCGGGGAAGGATGCTGCGACCAAGGGTATAAATCAGGTATTTATTGGCGGCGTGAATGCCCTGCGTTTTCAGCAGATACGCATGGCGACCTGTGAAAATTTCCCGTAGGTCGGTAGAGAGTGTTTTTACTCTGATTAAAACGGCTTGCCCCTGATCGTATTCATCACGGGTAAGCGGTCTTTCAAGACCAGAAACGGCCTGACGTGGTTTGTTCCAGGGAAACGCCCAAGCTGCGGGCGTTTTAATCTGAGGAGTGAAGCGGCTGGTCTGCATTACATGCCGTCTTTGAGATCAATAACCAGATAGCCCGCATTGATCGCGGCCAGTACGAGCAACACTATCGCAAATATGATCACTGGTTGCCTCGATAGTGTTTGGCATTGAGTTCAGCCAGCTCTTTGCAGTACACGCAAAGCTCAACACCAGGCAGAACGGCGCGGCGTGCTTCGGGAATTGGTCGGTCACAGTCAAGGCAAAACATTGCAGAAACGCCTGCAACAGTTGCGCGGGCGGCTTGGATTTGTGCAGCCAGAATCAGGTCTGCGCGTTCCTGGGCGGTGTCGATTACATCAGCCATTGTTACGCCTCCGCTTCACTTTGGATTCGGTTAGCTTCAATGCGTAGTGCTTCTGCAGCTTCAATTCCTGTCATTTCACGTTTTAGGATAAAACTGGCAATCGCTTCCCGGCGGCTAGCAAATACCACCGCTCGATTGGCGCGTTCTTCATTACGAGCAGTGTCCAGCATCACCGATAAATCAGGAATAGAGGTGTAATCGCGTTTTGGTGAAGCTAAATCAATGCCCATAACTGGCAAACCAACAATATTCTGACGGGTGTTATCAATCATATTTTTCATATAAGAATTCCTGTTTTCAGGCAAACGAATGCCCGGCGGGTTGACGCCAGTTAATTTGTATTCGGGTTAGTGTTTAATATTTATTTTGCAGTCATCTTCACTGATAAATTTCGGCAGTGATTCAGTTAAACCAAGCAAAGAATTTAGCGCCGCAACTACTTGATGCCTTTCCGTCGGCGTTAATTCAGCAAACTTCATCTCAAGATGGCGACGAGATAAGCCAGCATGAAAACAGATTGTTCTACGCATATGCAGCGGCTGAGTATCAAATGTTTCCTGCGCTACATTCTTTCTGAAATCAAACATCTCTTTAATTCTGGAAAGATATTTTTTGCCTATTTGAATATGTTCTTCATTCACTAAAGACATAATCACCTCAACTAAACAGACGCTTTAAAAGCGGTTTTGAATTTCTCACGGCCTGCGGGGCAGTGGCTTGTGACATTGAAGGGTTCCAGCGCTTGCCACCTGGCAACTCAATGTAACCGTGCCCAAAGTGGCGAGATGGACTTTGCTGTTTTAAAAATGGAGCAATAGAAACAGCCATAGTCACATCAGCCCATTTGTCGTGACGCTTGCAATAGCACCAACTGCGGAAGCCAGAGCAGGGGAAGCCTGTACTCGGCCCTGAACAACTAAACTGATCAGCGACAGATGTCGAATACCGGCATTAACACCTTCGAGTAAGGACATTCGACGCTGAGAACTGACCGCACCACCTTTCACTGCATCGGCTGCAATAGAACCTACGGCGGCAGTTGCCTGTAGCGCGTAGGTTGAAAGATTAGAAGTAGCAATTTCATTGACCGGAACTGACGGCAGGCAATTTATCTGTGCCAGCATGCCATCGAGAAGGGTCGCGTCCTCAGTCAGATCAGTGATTAAAAGAACTTCCTCACAGGTAAGCTTATGAGGTTGCTCAGGGTTGAACTTATTGCGCAGGATTTGGGGTTTAGTTCCCATCAGCGCGGCAAGTTCGGTAAGGTTATGACGATTCACAAATGCCTTACATGCATCGTCAAAGTGAGCGTGTTTGGAAACGCGATAATCAAACATTGTTAGTCCCTGCTAGTTTGAATAAGCTGACTCAACGATTTATGTAGCGGCACTTGATGGCTTGCTGACGGTTTTTCTCACGCCAGGCCTCAAGATTGATCAGGGCATTGCCATGACGTTCCATAACGACAGTTTGCATTTGACCTGTTTTTCTATTTTTGCGTTGCTGGGTGATTGTGGTTGAAGGCGTAGGTGCAAGCAGGACGACGCCATTCGCGATCCACTTTTCGAGGACTGCGGAGCTGATGCCGTTAATTGCAGCAAAATCTTTCTTAGAAATTGTTGGGGAATTGGCGAGCGTAGTCAGTTGCAAACTTATTGAGTTCGCAATAGTTGCCGAGAGGGCTGACTCCAAGGCCGGTAGCAGCTGGGATACTACAGAGTTCAACAGTTCCTTAGAAACGGCTTTCTTATCAATGGCCACTTGAATTGCATTCTGGTCAGACATAAAGCAAAATCTCCCTTTGAGCAGTTTGAGTTCTACTGTGTAACATGTGGTGTGTCGTCACTTTAGAATACAAACATAGATTTGTAAAATGCTTTTGTATTTTTCAGGTGGGCAATGTCTGAATCCAAACCTAATGCGTCGGAAGTACTTGATCGTTTATCTTCCTCTTATGGCGTCACAACACAGAAAGAGTTGGCTGTATGTCTGGAAATCTCTCCTGGCAACGTTAGTGCCTGGATGCAGAGGGGAAGCGTTCCCGGTAACGCCATCATCAAATGCGCGCTAGACACTGGTGCAGATCTCAAGTGGCTAGTAACTGGTTTGTTTGCAAAAGCAAATTTGAAAAATACTAATGTCGCAAAAAGTGCCAGAGCTGACTGCGGTAAATCATTGTTAAAAAAAATGTTATCTGCGGGCGGGAAGTCAGTTCTTAAAAGAATTTTGGAGGCTTACGGTTTCACGACTCAAAAAGAATTAAGTGAATATTTAGAGATTTCTACAGGAACGATTAGCACATGGGTTCGTAGGGAATATTTTCCTGGCGATGTAGTGATTACTTGTGTATTAGATACAGGTGTTTCACTTGAATGGCTCGCTACAGGGGAGATGAGTAATGAGTCGCAAGAGGAACCTGCAACCTCAGGAATACCAACTATCTCTAAAAAAATACTTCTGGCAGGTAAACTTGATGATGATGGTTATTGTTACCTCGATGAGTCGTTTGTCCCTGAAGGAGTCAATTTAAAAAACCTCAACTATGTTCGTAGCGGAAAATCAGCATGGTTAATAGAAATGCAAGTTAGCGAATTATCAAATGGATGGTGGCTGTTAGATATTGATGGGACGTTGGATGTTTACGCAGTTTCTAAACGTCCTGGGAATAAATTACGGATCAATGGTCATGATGGTGAGTTTGAGTGTTTAACAAATGAAGTTACACCAAAAGGATTGGTTATAGTTATTTTAAAAACTGCGATATAAGGAAATAGTGCAGAGGGTGGTGTATTTTTATGTTTAGTGTAGGATATTAGTTAAATGCTTATAGGTTATCTCAGCTGATTGCCGGCATGAGCATGCATAAGGTGTCTTTAGTAAGTAAAACCAATGAGTTAGACTCCATTTAGTTTGGATTTAATTAGCAATTAGTTAGTCTGAGTAAGTAATCCCCCTTGTGTATCGGCTGATATCACGTAGGGGAGTTTACTTAAAATTATTCTCAATCCTGCCGCAAACAACTCTTGAAATTTAATACTGAAAATTTTTAATGTTTTTCATGAGATTAAATTATTTCTTGTAAAAAATTATTTGTTCTTTGCCAGGTTTGCTTTTCCCGTTGGTACATGATGAATTGTTCCCGGTGTACCTTCCGGTTGTGTCACTCCATATCGGGTGACATTAATTTGGTCTGCCCCTCTAGAATCAATCCATTTTTGATCTTTTAAATACACATCCCAGTGGTATGCACCCCCTGGCGTATTGGGATTCGCCCATCCATTATCAGAAATATCTAAAAATACAGGTTTAGATTGCCGAGTGATTACACTATCAGTATTGCGTAAATACCATTTAACTGGTGGTGTAAATGAATATTCTCCTGTGTCAGGTAAAAGTATATCGTAACGAGTGGTCCATGGAACCTGAATGTTTCTCATTGAAGAAATACAAGCTATTGGGACTGCTCCATTCAAACCAGTGCTGGAGATATAAATTCTCCATCTTAAACGTTCGGTTATTTTAGAATGGCCAACAGTATGTGTTTTTATATTTCGTCCGTCTATTTCCTCAATGAAAAGGTAAGCTTGCTTGTAGTTAGAGATGCAATAAAATGCAGATCGGGCTAGGGAATCACCAAAGTCAATATCTTCTTTAGATGCTAAGTTATAGAACAATGGTTTTATGCCCCATGCACGAATATGTACCGTCGTACTCATATCGACAGTCTTAATGACTCTCCTTAGACTCAATAACGCTGTATTTAAATCCCCGTCATTAAATAGCTGTGTCAATTTTTTAATATATGTTCTTTCGATATATTTCCATTGGGCTTGATCAACTATTATTCCACAATTAAAAGTGCGATTAATATTCAATATTTTTTTTAGGTTGGCTTTAACTTCGATAAGCCTTTGTTTGCTGTAATCTAACCCTTTAGCAGGGAGAAAAACATACGGGTCAATTAACATCATCCGGCTCATCCTTATCTAAATGCTCTATATTTCCCTCACTAACGTCTGATATATCATCCTCTTTGTCCAATGCAGCATAGTAAATTTCTTGTTCAGCATTTACTGCCGCATCCATGAAATCGGTTGGCCAAACTTCTATACTACCATCCCTCTTAATAAGGCTTGATTCAATTGATGTTTTCCCATCGGTCTGATTTACACTGACAACGCGAATATTAGTGCTGAGCCATTGCTCAATTTCACTTTCTGGTCGAGATTGGGCTAATAATTTACGCAAACGTCGGACCATATGGTCACTATGTGTTTCAATAATTACTTGGCGATTTGCTCGCGCCAAAGAAACAAACCATGTTGATAGGCGTGACTGCACTTTTGGATGAAGATGAGACTCTGGCTCTTCAAAGGCACAAAGGCGGTTTTTAACTGATTCAATGATATCAACTCCGAGTTTAAAACGCATAGGGTCACTAAATAATCCTAGCTGAACTATGGGCAACAAATATGTGAGTCCTCTTCCTACATGAGAGAATGTCGCCTTACCAAACATTAGTCTAAACCCAACCTTTTCTATTTCGTGTATAGATAGGGGCGTATCAATCCCGAGACCTAAAAGAATCTCATTAATTGCGACGGCCAAACTAGTCTCTTTTGGTGTAAAAGGAATGTTTATATCATCGAAGTTCGGAAAAAGATAATGTACAGGTTCCTCTTTATGAGTGTAAAGTAATTGCGCTGCAAACTCACCGCTAATTCCAATATCCTCTCCGCTTGATGAGTTAGGAGAATATATGGATAAAGGTAGGCCACGAGTAGAACTTAAATATGAGAAACCTTTTAGCAAGGATTCCAGAGAATCAAGGGGCTGAGTAAATAGAACATTAAAGGCGTTCGCAAGTGAACGTTGTCTATTTCTGGGACCTATATTCCGCCGATCTATTGAGATCGATGGAATGAAATGATGCACGTCAACATCAATTTTTCTATATACTACGTCATCCCAGTAGCACTGATAGCGTCCTTCCTCGTTTCTATCGATCGTCAATCGCGCGCAAACGAAGGCTGAGTCATGAAAATCTGAACTTAATGATGAGGTGAGACCTATTTTTTCTAATACAATTTTCCCATTTAACTCAGCATATTGTAAATCCAGTTTACAATAAAGCTGAACTTCTTTCCCTAGATGATCCGCAAGCCATGGCAGTGCAGCTTTATCCATGAGAGTGGTAAGATCTGGATTTCCAGAAATTTCAAGAGCTTTATCGATATTCACTTGTGAAGACCATTCAATAGAAAAGTATGGTCCTTTTACATTTCCCGTCGTTTCTGGCCAACCTGAAATTAACTCTCTTAGATTTACAGCGGAAACATAACCATCGATATTTAATACAGTTTCAACCCTTGCTAATTCAAGTGTTTGCTTCAGTAAAAGTAACGCCTGAGTTATAGAGCTTTTCCCGCTATTATTTTTACCGAGAAATACTGTTAGTTGGGCAAATTCAACCCTTGTTTTGTCATATATGCTTTTAAAGTTCTCTATCGTTAATGCAAGTAATTTTCCGGACTCCATAGCTAATACCCTATATACTTTTGAATTTTGATAAACACCAATGCGCAAATGTAAAACCTACTTGCCCATGATGCCCTCATTTATAGCGTTATTGAACAGATTTGAAAAGTGTTACTATAGTAATTCTACGATTTCGACACAAAAATCACTCGCTTTTCTTCGTTGATGAAAGATCTTTGCATTCTTAGTGCTGAGCTCGTTCTTCTGGCACTAAAGAGACTTTTGTGTCGTTGTTTTAGTGCTGTGATATGTAGTATTCATGTTGATAAGTGCCAGACTATACATAAATTGGCATTATTTTATGATAAACATACCCTTGCGCTGACATGCAGATACTATTTTCAACAAATTTTCTTGATAAAGTTCTGGAGTAATTCAATGATTTCGTCAGTTTTCTTAACAGTCTTTTCTGGTGTGGCTGTGTTTGTAACCGGTCAGATAATAGTCAAAATAGGAATTGACCCATATATCGCATTCAAAGAGCAAACCGGAAGAATTTCAGCTTTGTTGTTGCGAGAACAGGCAAAAATTGTCAACGGTGTGTCCACTGCCGACCTAATCCTTGAACTTAAAGATGCATCTGCATTATTGCTGGCAAAATATTCAGCAGTACCTTGCTGTCTCAAGAAATCATATCTCAGAAGGAGAGTGTTACCATCTAAATCGAATGTCCTGAAGGCTGCCCATAACCTTAATCTGATTTCTTCTGCATTAGAAGGTAATGAACATGCTACTTATTATTCTTATATCTCAGAAATCGGTACCTCTTTGGATATTCCAACTACCTATTAGCCTTAAATCGCCAATTGATCGCCATTTTTTATGTAAAGTATTGATAATATTAAGCTTAATAAGTATTCGGTCTTTTTTTTACTATTTGATTTATAAAGATAATTTTATCATCTCCCTAAATCCTAAATCCTAAATCCTAAATCCTAAATCCTAAATCCTAAATCCTGTCTATATCTCCGTCCACTCGGTACCGCGGCTATCAGGATAAACGTTCGTCATTTTCATCGATTTATGCCCCAATAGTTTCTGAGCAAATTCCGCGCCGTATTCCCGCTCGTAAAGCCAGGAAGCAAGACTGCGGATCTCATGAAAAGACGGCGGGCTTTCGCTCCGTGATACACCGTTTTTTTACCGCGCGCCAGAATGCTTGGGTAATGCTATCCGCTCGAAGCGTGCCGGGCTGCCAGCCGGTTTTTCTGCTGGCAGAACTGAGAATGAACTCAGTATTATTATTCTGCAAACTAAAATTATATATAGGGGCTCTGTTGAGTAACAAGAACAGAAGAGAATAAATCATAATAATAGTTATCATTCCTATTTCATGGATATCAGTATCATGAAGTGAACTAATGTCTGCTGAAATTTTCAGAATTAAGGTTATGCTAATAATTCTTTTGTATGATTCAGACTATGGGTAAATATGCTAAGAGCTCATTAATGAAGTTGCAACTCTGGAGTCTGTTACCCTATGAATACGCTATTTTTTTTCGTATTCTTCACGCCATGGTGGCATTTTTAATACTGTCGGAAATTATTAACGTTAATCTGACAGAGACCGAAGCAATTGCTGAACATAGTCTTGAAGGGGTTATAACCTGGATGCACATTATTTCAGGATTTGGGCTTATTATATGTGGTTTTCTAATTTCACTGAGGTCTATTTTTATACACATGGTGCGATGGGAGTTTTGCATCTTTTAATTGAAGCATATAAAAATGGTACATCTGACTTAAGTGATTAATTTTTGGTGTGGCAATAATGTAGTTCGCCGTCCATTACAGGGTGAAATAATGAGTAAAAACAAAGAATTGACGCCATCCCTTACGCGCTACGCCTGGCTGTCCATTGCCACTGCGATTGCCACCATCGGACTAAAAGGTGTGGCGTGGAAAATGACCGGTTCGGTCGGTCTGCTGTCTGATGCCATCGAATCC